AGTCCACTCCATACCACTCTCTGTCCAAATACCACATCTTTCTACTTTGTGTAAAGGCTCTATATAGAAATTGTCAAATTTCTTCACACCTTCGGTGGACTCACCTCCGTAATAGAGTAGGAACTCATCTCTGACTCTTCTGATGAATTCTATGTGTTTAGATATGGGTATAAGATTGTTTACCCATTTTAGGTCGTAAAACTTTCTGTAGAAATGAGAATGGGTGGGAGTCTGCTCTTTGTTTAGTGTATCGTTGACTTGTAGATACTTCACCAAATCAGCATCGTAAGAGTTAGGGAGTTTTAGCAGATTCAATAACGATTTCTTCCCTATTACATATGCTTCTTCGTAACTAAGAGATATGTCAATTAAGTCTGAGGTTTGATAATCAACATTGTTGATGTTCACTACAAGCTCCTCACCCTTCTCAATGTCATAAATATAAAGTAATGATAATTTGTTCTGTGTAGGGTGTAAGTGTACATCCGCCCATATAGGGTGGATATACATCTTCTCCATACGGATGTTTCCGCCAGTTACAAAATTAATCATCTAACGAATATACGAAACTATTCGTTAATTTCCAAAAGTAAGTTTTGCAGTTCTTCCCATTTGTCTGCTTCCACTTCTAATTGATACCAATTCATACTGATAGATGTGTTAACTTTTCGTTCAATCGTTTCATATGCTTGCAAGGGGTGTATCTGTTGAACTCCCTTGCTTTACACTCACAATCGGTGATAACCCAATCGGTGACCGTAACATTGTAGTATGAATGGATTCCTGTCTTTTTGTTACGAGAACCCAATTCTCTGTACTTCCACTTCATTAGTACCCAATCATTTCAACACCCACATCACTCACAATCCCTTTCTTAACACCATAAGGGAACTCTTCATTCAACCAATAGTTCTCAACTAAGGTCAACTCTTTGAGAGCTTCATTGTAGATGTCATCGAAAGCATACCCAGTCCCATAACCACATGGTTGGATGATTTTGGTTACCGCTCTCAAAGCGTCCTCATCACCACTATTGTATGCGTTCTTCAAACGGACAAGAAGTTCTATTTTCATCAAATCAGCCACCTTGTTGTTATGGTCGTACATATCTTTGTTCCAAGGTCTGGTGATTTCGATTCCGTATTTAGTTCCTAATACTTTCATAGTTTTAGATAGTTTCAATAGTTACTTTAGGATTTATCCAGTATCGTTGCTCGCGAATCTGTTCGTCACATAGAGCTTCCCAACCGATAGTTCTTCGGTAACAATTCCCATTACTATCGACCTCTTCAATACGATATCGACCCTTTGGAGTTTCAGCGAGAATCTTCATTCCCCACCAACCACAATAGGACTCTACTTTGAGCATCGTTCCAACCGTTCTGTTTAACTTTATTCCCATAGTCTCAATCATTATTACATAGTAAATATAGTGATAATATCTGAGACTACCAAACTTTAAATGTTAAAGTTTTGTTAAATTATCGTTCTGATACCTTTTCCAAAACGATTCTTAACATAGTAATTACTGATTCTTCCTGCGTCAATTGAGTCCCAACTTGATTCCCACTTATCAATCTGAGTACCTTCTTTGAATTTGATAGAAACGGAATCATATGAATCAAGGAACTTCATTGGTACTTTACGAAAGATGTTTTTACGATTTGTTCGGTCTACCTCAATAAAAAGTACCGAACGAACCTTTACTTTACATACCTTCAAGTCCATACTGAAGTCAGTTCCTTTTACAGGAATGGTTACTTTTACAATTTCACCCTGCAATCCATCAAGTGGTATCTTTCCCATTGTTTAGTCTTAAAAGTTTTTAGTCCAAAATGTTTTTGGTTTCTTTAGTCACTATAAAAGAAACACTTGATTTCCAAACACGATCATCTTCAAACTCAGCATCCATAAAAGTAGCAAATGTGAACTCAAATCCACCTATGTTAAGTGGGAATATATTTTTAAGTTCTTCTTCAGGAATATCAAATCTGAGTTGGGAAGAGTTGATATAAAATCCTTCACCTTGAGGGCCGTCATAACACTTAACTTCGGGAAGTTCGGTAGTAATATACTTTTCAGTTTTACTATCCCAATCTCTTTCCATTTCTACTTTAGCACCTGCTTTTTCAAAAGCTTTTCTAAGTTCGATAAAAAGGGTTGGGTTTTGTTCGACAAATCTCACTTGTGGATTCATAACACTTCTTATTGATTACATAGTAAAAGTAGTAAATACTTTTGAATCTACCAAATCTTAAATGTTAAATTTATGTTAAAGTTGTTATACTGCGTACTCTGTCAAATCAGTAATATACACCATCAATGTGGGATACTCTTCTGATTTTAGATTGAGTGTTCTTCTGTTTGTATCTATGATACCACTTTCTTTGATGTTACCGAACCTATCTAAGATATCGTTGTCAGGTCCTGTGATTTTCCATCTTAGGTTGAACTTCTTCCAAAGTATTGAATCCAATCCATTTGGTGAACCTACACTATCATAGTCTTCTTTATTCAACTCCAATAGCTGTCCATCATTTACTTTGTATGCAAAATATCTTACCACATACCCAACCTCAATATCTCTGTCAGTAACCTTCTCTGTATTTGGATTTGGAATCTGACTTATTGGGACATCCAATGTTTTTATAGAGTTGTATTCAAAGTTCTTTGATGTGTCTATACCCAACTCATTTTGTTGACCAATAGTCTTAGTGTCAATGTATGGTATTAGAATCTTTGACTTACCATCAATATAGGTTGCTTCTGAGAATACCTCATCAGTAGTGTATCTATGGTATTGTCCGATGTATTCTGTTCCATCAACATACATCCACTCTTTACCTGATGTTACCAATCCTTCGGTAATCTGTGCCTTTGTATAGTATATTCGTTTTCTATTGTCTGACATAATTACCCAATCTTCATAGCAGTTTTGATATCAGTTTCCCAACCACCATTTCCATCAAATGATTGTTCAACACCCATAACTAAAAATCGTATACCATCTGATTTGTAATCAACAGGCAGTCTATCAACTGTTATGGGTGATAAAAATGGTATGTTGGTGATACCATCTAATTTTATACCGAGACTTATCTGAAATGGTAATGTTACAAAACTACCAGCTTCTGGATCTGCCACTAACTTTTCTCTCATTGCATAAGCTATTGAGTTTGCTCTTGAATCATCGATACCATCTTTACCTATACCTTTTTTAGATGGGATGTCTTGATTTTCTGGTTGTTTTGGTTGATTCTCTTCAGGATCTTTTATATCTATCTTTGGAAATTTGTACAATCCACTCTTAGTGAATGGTGCTAGATTCACAACACCATTTCTAACATTACCAACTGTCATCATAGTCATAATATCAATATCAAATTCAGTATCTATACTAACATCTTTGACAATGGTTCTATCACCTATTACTGAAAATTCATATGGTGCTGGGTTTTTTAATTGGGCAGCATTAAAGTAATTTAAAATTTCATATTGACCACTTTCGTTCTCTTTACTAGCGTCTTCAGTTTTTGGAACTACTTTTATATCGACTAAACCACCTGATAGTTTTTTTATATCATCTGATAAGTCTTTTATGATGGTTGTCATTTGTGGGGGTCTGAACTTTTCATTTACTGTAGTACCTCTGTTTTTGACAATTGATGTAATCTTATCAATGGATACCAATATGTTTCTGATATCGGCTTCTTTTTCTCCCAATGTATCCACATACTCATTATCATCACCGTAATCCGCCATCTTACCAGGAAAAATGTATTTTCTTGGGTCTGCTGAACCGAACTCTTCTGTGTTCTTTTTGATTTCTGTGTTTTCTTCAGAAAATACGAAAGTGTCTTTAGTTGAATCACCACTCATTTTATTAGCTAAAGCTATAAATGACTCAAATCTTACAAATGGTGTTCTGATTGGGTCATCACCACCGATTCCCAAAAACCCATCTGAATCACCTACATTGTCTATAGCTGCCATAAATAAATCGTATTGTCCAGAGGCATCCTTACTCTCTTTTATTTCACCATTGTCTATACTAACATCAGATGCATTTTCATCTGGATCTACACCAAATGCTGCTTTGTACTTTGCAATAAGTGCCATAGATATATCGGCAGGATTTACACCTTCAGCACCCAATGCATTTATTTCTTTGGGGTCTGTTAATTCTAATGTTCCACCAACGGAGGCTGCTGATGCAAATGCGTCACCCGTCAATCCCTTTATGTTACAACTAAAAGAACCATCTGAACCCATAGAGTATCCAAAGTTATACACTTTCATAATGTCCTCACCCCTCTCTCCATCGAGAGTTGAGTTCATCCACCCATATTCAATTTTTACTCTAGCACCAATTCTAAAATATTCGGTTACTACCCTATTTAGGTCATCTAATGTGTATACCTCAAATGATATGTCTACTTCTCTGATGAATGAATTGTATAAATCACCACCACCATCTAAACTCATCTTTGCCGATGAGATTTTTGGTTTGAATCTTCGGACACCTCCTTCATCTGTATACATATTTAGATGTCCACCTTGTGGAGCTTCTCCTATTGGGAATCCACCCTCCGCATTAGTTACGACATCAAATACCGATGTAGATGATGCAGTATCATCTTTATATGGTTCGGGTGGTAATACACTCATTCTAAAGTAAGCGTACTTTTTATAGTTCCAATACGGATCTCTATTTTGTACAGCATTCGCCCTAGCGTCAAGAGTGTCTCTTATACCCTCAGGAAATGTTGGGTTAAAATTGAAGTTTGCCATAACATTATTTGTTTAGTTCTGTGAATTCATCAATGATATCTATATAGTTTGTAGGTATTCTGATTTGTTTACCAATAGGTACTTCCAAACTACCTTGTCCTATATTGTTAGCTCTCGCAATAATCCACCACAACCCAACATCCTCATAATATTTGTATGCAAGGTTATCTAACCTATCACCTTGAATACCTATGATATAAATATCATCTGAACTTTTCTCAATGATTGGGTATTGTACAGTCTTTTTGTACCTCTTACCACTTTCAGTTTTTAGTATGTTTATGTTTTTGTATCTATTCATTTTTTAAAAATTCCAATCATAAACCTTTTGTCTGTACTGAGGTCTTCTATCATCCAATATCTTAAATCCGATAGCCACATCAGCACCCATTGGTATTTCACCAATTGGTTCATTTGAACCTAACATAGATATCTCCCAAGGTAATTCATCTGATATGGTATATGTCAATGACTCTATAAATGCCAATTTGTTGTAGTATAAGCTACCCAATCTAAATCTTACCAATATTCCCTCATATCCGTTTTTACCACTATATTTTGGCATTGTCATTGTAGACAATCTTTGGAGTTTGTTCCAAAGTGGTTTCATCTCTATTCTTGATGTAGCGTATGCTTGGAAGTTAAATGAAACACTTCTATCGAATGTAGAGTATTTGTATGCTTGGTCTGCTCTACCATTATATTGTATACTATCCCAAGAAGGTGAGAATGTATCTGATATACCACTAACAGTTCCTCTGAACTGAATTCTATCTCCTCCATTTTCATTGGTAACCCAAAAATGAACTAAATCATTTAATTCACCACTACCGATGGGACTCGCAGTAACCTTATCGTATCTATCACTATTACCCTCATGCGCTTCTGTTCTCCACCATTCAGTCCGATTCTCTGTTTCTGATATTTTACCTGGAGTTGGAAAATTAACCCTTTTGTTTATATTGTACTCACTATAATCATCAGATTTTGCGATATCCTTTTGTTTACCATCCAACAAACTTCTGAAGTCTATCGTTGGTGAATTAGGAACTCTATCGGGTAGTTTTCCATATGCTACCGTTTCATACTTTTTGATAGTATCGGTATCTGTTTTTAGGTTTACACCACCACCAGTTTCGTTAGGTTGTGATGTTAGTCCAAAATCTGTGTACTCATCTGTACCTGCAACAGGTAAATCATCTTTGTATGTATCAAAAGTACCTAAAGTCTGTGCTTTCAGTCCTAAAGGTTCATATGTCTGAGTGTAGTCAGCAGTATCATTACCTGACTTTTGAGATGGGTTGTCGATCGTATTTTCATACCTCGTAGTGGTTGTTACACCAATCCCATAAACAGAATCAAAACCACCTCTTGTGTCTGTCTGGCTTATGAATGGTGAACCCACAAATGTGGTAGGTGAAAACAAATCAGTTTTGTATATGTCACTCAACTTATCATAGTAACCACTTATTAATGGTATCTTATATTTACCACTCACATCTAAACCAAGAATACCACTTCGGTCAGGCCGTAATCCACGATTTTGACCTCCTGCTGCGGTAAGTGTATTTGCTGGTGTAAATACCTTTCCAAATTTTTGACTCCTCTGAAGACCGACTTGTTTAGCAGTCCAAGTTATACCACGTGGGGTTAATAAGAACTGACTCAATCTGGCTACATCTATTACCGATCGTTGGGTTGCAGTTACAGCACCACCTCTTATAAATGAGAACGAGCCAAACCCTAATGTTTGTGGTTCTCCCTTTTCTCTCTGAATACCACTCAGTATAAATGGTTGTTTGAATATCGAAGAGTTATGCGAATCTTCTTTCAGATTGAATTTATTATAAGTGGTTTTTAATACCTTATCTGTGTACTCTTTTCCAATACCACTATCATTTTGTGTCGATACTTTGTATTCATTTGATACGAACTTTCCAGTGATTGGAACAATACCATCAAATTGTGTTTGGTCTGGATTTACACCAATAAATTTTGTAGATTCTACACCACCAAAAATCGAAGTGAATCCCTTTGAGTGAATGTCTTGAAAGTAGTTTACATCAGTTGGTGTTGTCGCCCTATCCGAATGGTTTGGGTTGAAGTTAAAAGTAGTTGGTGTTGTTTCACCTTTATCTTTATCACCCTGCACCACTTTGGTTGGTGTTGTTTCTCCTAAGAAGTTAGAACTCCTATCAGATGGAGTTGGTGTTGTTTCACCTAAGAACTGAGATGTTGGTTCTGATGTTGTTGGAGTGGTTTGTCCCAAATACCGTTCTTCCAAACTCATAGGTTTTGGTGTTGTTTCACCTAAGAACTGAGATTGATTATCCGCCTTATTAGGAGTTGTTTCACCTAAGAACTGAGATTGATTGTTCATCTTAGATGGGTCAGTTTCTCCTAAAAAGTTAGGTGAGTTATCAAACTTACGAGGGTCTACACCTTCTTTATTTGTTGTAGTCTGAGAACGAGGTATTTTAGGTGCGGATTCAACCATAGAACTCAATGGAGTTTGGTTCTGCTTTTTATTTACATCAACCCTCTCTTTAGATTCTAAAGGGTCTTTCTTTGGCATCCTAAACTTTGAAAGGTCTGATTTTAAATCTTTTAAAGCCATATATTATCCCCCATATCCACTTGTACGAGTACTATTCTTTCTGTTTTGAACTTTTGTTATCTGTGATACAACCCTACCATCCACATTAATAAGTATTGGTTGTGATTGAATGTCTGACCTAAGTCCTTTGATTTCACTAATCAATGCACTATCTCCACTTGATTCTCCTCCACCACTCATTCCAAGTGCAGACATCGTAGCGGTAAACATACCCACCGCAGCCATTGCAGGCATAGCTAAGATTCCTGCCGTACTGAATGCTAATAATGCAGCAGCGACTGCTCCAAATGATGCAGCGAGTCCAAGCATAGCTAATACCTTTTCTGGACTCGCTATTTCTGCAAACCCAATAATGAACTCACCAATTGAAGTAACTATAGTTGCGATTGCTTTACCGATAGCTTCGAATGCAGGAGTTGCTAATCTCATCGCCGCACCCAATCCAATAATAGCTAATGTGACTACACCCAAACCTAATGCAGCTTGTGGGCTTGCGAAGGCAGCAAATCCTTTGGAAAGACCACGCATCGCGTTTCCAGCTCCCTTTCCTGCTCCAAGTTTTTTCATAGCAGCTCCTAATAATGCAATAGCTCCAACAGCTAAAAGTATACCACCACCTATCTGAACCCATGTTTGATTTAATAAACCTGCCATTTTTGTAGTCCCTTCAACTGAGTCAGAATTCTTATCTGATTCGGTAGTAGCTTCCATCGTAGCATTTTTATAATTCAACATTTGTTCTTTGGATAATCCAGTTGCATCTGAAATCATTCGTTGTACTTGTAGGTTTCCTTCCAACGATGGGCCTAACTCATCTATCAACTTTTTCTCAGCTGCAGCGATCGCTGCTCTATCGCCCGATGCTTGTGCTGCTCTAAGTTCATTGAAACTAATTTCTTTACCCGTCATTGCTCGGAGTTTCATTTCGTTTCTTAGAGATGATTCAATATCTAACGCTTCACTAGCTAAACTATTTAGGTGTTCCATATCAGCACCCATTTTCTTTAGCTCCATACCCTCTCTAATTTTCAACTTCAATTGGTCTTCACTCAAACCAGTCAGTTCTAATTGGTTGTCCGCAAGATATTTCATACCTTCAGCACCACTAATTCCTAATTCTTCAGATAAATCTCTAGCATGATCAACAAGTTCTTGGGTACTATGGCCTGCGTTTTTAAGTGAACGAGCTAAACCAACTGCTGATTGGTCGCCTACCATTTCAGATAAAACACCTACATCTGTTATTAATTCGGATGTTGCTAACTTAAAGTTACCTGTTTCCGAAACAATACTTTTCATAGCTGATTCAAGTTTATCACTACCTAATATCATACCCTCTATACTAAATCGTGATTTTAATAATTCACCATTTAAACTAGCAGCTTGCTTGGCTGTAGTACCGAATTCGCCTCTTAACTCTTTTATTTTACCAACAGAATCTGTAAGGAATCCAACTACTTTAGTAAGAACTAATAAACCTAAAGCAGCAATACCACCTTTAATAAGAGTTTGTACAAATTCGTTGTTTAGGCCCACCGCATCTTTGAGGCTATCTTTTAAACCATCTTGAACATCTTTGTTCATTTTAGCTTTTTCAAGTATCTTTATTTCAGTATCAAGTCTTTTTATAGCATTAGTTGAAACAGAATTACCAAGTGCAGCCTCTTCTTCAATAAATTTATTACGTTCTTGAATCAATGTGTTAAGTTGGTCACCAATGTCTGCTTGACCTTTCATAGCAGTGGCCATTTCGGCCATCTTACCACTAACCCGTTTAGATACATTATCTAAATTGAGGAATTCTTCAGATAGGCTACGAGCGTATTGATTTGCCTCTCTTAATTCTTTATTATATTTCAACCCATCATCGGCCATTGAAATCTTCTATTATAGCCCCAATCTCTTTTTACGCCAATCTGGAATTTTATCCTCAGACCCATAAATACCTTTAAGGATAGTTACCATATCCTCCTTATTTGCTTTGATTTTCTTATCGGCTATTTTTTTAAGAAGAGAATCTAAAAATCCTTCTCTAAGTTGAGGATTTTCCAATCTTTCTTTTATTGTTAGTTTTGCCATTAGATTACTCCGTTATTGTATCTATAAATATAGAAAAACCCAACAATTGTGTTGGGTTCTCATTACCTACTTTTTGATTTTGCTTTTCTCATCTCTCTTTCATGCACTTTTCGTTCTTCTTCTTTGAACTCTACAATTTTACCTATATAGAACTTTCGAACCCAAATCGGCATATTGTATACATCTGAAAAAGTAAACCCACCATTTCCATGATAGATTAAGTCAAAGATGTGAGAGTGTAGGTGTTTTCTATAAGTTTGAGGAAGGCCAAAAAAAGCTCACATCCATAGGCAGTAGCATATCTCTCCTCTCCCCAGTCTCCTCAGAAATAAATTCATATGTCATATTGATATCTGGAACAACTTCATTAATGTATGCTCTGAGGGACTGTGAGTCTACTGCAAACAATTCGTTGTCTACAAAGTTGTTAATTACTCTCTGTTCTGATTCATCATCAACAGAAAGAATCATATTCTTCAATCTCGTTGTTAAATCTCTTGAAGTTAGGTCTTTTACCTTACGATTCTGTTTTTTGATTTCCTCAATTTGGTGTTTTACCTTTCGTTCCTTACTTTCTGTCATTGCCATAAAAGTAATCTTACGATTGGATTTTGGTAAAATGAACTCAAACTCATTTTTATGTAGTTCTACTTGCTTAGAACCATCATATTCGTTATTTTCAAACTGAGTTAAATCAATAACATCCTTTTGTTTCTTATCGGTAAATGGGTCTGTAATTTCAACCTCATAGTCTTTACCATAACCCAAAATTCTGGCAGCAATCATAATTGCATTTTTATCACCAGTTACCAAATCAACATATTTGATTGGAACACCCTCCCCATTTGATACGATTAGAGATTGAAATAATCGGTCTAATACTGAACCATCTTTGATGTATGATTGTGTTGTAAGGATATCTTCTTCTTTGGCAGTCATATATTTCATTTCGACTTTGCCAGATGATAGTGGATTATCCTTTGGGTAAATCAACCCTTTGGATGGTAACTCTACAACTTCAGTAGGGAATTTGTAATCTGATACTTGCTTTTGTTCGTATTGTTGTTGTGCAAGCTTAACCATCTCTTCATTAGAGAGGTTTCCTTTGTAATCATCTTGTAAATCTTGACTCATAACACTCCTTTGTAACTATGTTCTCATATAAATATGAAACCAAAACTTTTTAATACAAAAACCCCAACATTTCTGTTGGGGTTGTCACTTTTCATTTTATATTTCTACAAACCGAAATTAGTATTGTAAGATTGCGTAATCGTAAGTAAGTGTCAAATCTACAGTTGCCAAATCTTCACCTGTCCAATCCATATCTGAGAACTTAGCAGTCTGAATAAATGCTCCTTTCAATGTCCACTCTTCTACTTTATCACCAACAGGACCCAAACTGTTGAATGTGATGTCTTTCTTATAGAAATCAGAGTATCCATTACGACCTGTTACTGATTCATGATGTAATCTAACCCACTCCATAGCTGCTTGAGCTGCTGATGGTACGATCGGGTCATAAAGTGAAATACTTACATCACTCCATTCGCTTCTACCCTTAACATATCTTCTAACATTGATATGGTCGATAGTTACTTTACCATTACCAATCTCAGGTCTGTTAGCTGCTTTGATTAAGTATGCTGGGATTCCCTCAATGTACATAATGAATCTATTCGACATCTTCGGTTCGAAGGATGTGAACATTACTTCAGTTGGGTCTAATAATTGTGCCATTTAATTTCTCCGTTATTATCTTTACTATAAATATCGTTATTTCAAAAAAGATAGTGTTCCCCACCGAAGTGAGGAACTAATCTTCATTTACTCTGGAAACGATGCTCCAGTAGGTAACACATTAAAGTCAAGAACAATAAATTCAGCAGTCTTTGCTGGTTGTAAGAAAATCTCACCAACCATAATGTTTCTATCAATTACATCAGGAGTGTTGTTGGTTTCATCCATTACCACTCTGAATGCGTACAACCCTTGTCTCTGTTGGATTGATTCCAAATAAGGATTGACAATTGATAAGAATCTATTTCTCGTAGCTGCCGTATTGTTTTCGAACACCAAATAACGAGTAGATGATGCGATGAACTTCTTCACTGCAATCAACAACCTTCTAACATTGATTCTATCCAATGCCGATGGTTTAGCCTGTAAGGTTTTCTGACCGAATACAGTAACACCTTGTCCAGGGAATGTAGCGATTGGGTTTACTCTACCTTCGTAAAGTGTATCCCTTTCAGTTCTCGTTAATCTCGTCTCAGCCTCAATAGCGTTGGTTAATCCACCTCTGTTCAATCCTGCGGGAGCGAACCACTCTGCTGCTACTTGGTCGTTAAATGC